GTGACTCCGCCCAAACAATTACCAGGCGAGATTGAGCACCAGTGAAACTCTCGAAAAGAACTCCTAACTTTCTATACTGGAGCAAGTTCGTCTTTGACCCAGTTGGATTCGTGGTCAATGTCATTGGCGCAAATCCGCAGGGATGGCAGCGAGCGTTTCTGGAAGACATCGCCAAACCTGGGACTATCATCAGGAACGCAGTCAAGTCTTGCCACGGCCCAGGTAAAACGGCCCTCCTTGCTTGGCTGATACTTTGGTGGATCTGCACCCGGCCTTATCCAAGGATACCCTGCACTGCTCCGACCGAGCATCAACTCAATGACAAGCTCTGGCCCGAACTCCACAAGTGGATGCGTAGGTCGAGGGGTGAACTCTGGAGATGGTTCGAGTGGGAGAAAACTAGATTCTTTTTACGCGAGAAACCGCAAGAGTGGTTTGCTGTCGCAAGGGTCGCCCGAGTGATGAAGGTTGGGTCCCTGGGGGCCGAGGCATGGGGTATGCAAGGCTTTCACTCCGACCACCTACTCTTCCTCGTCGATGAGGCGTCGGGCGTTCATGACGCCGTTTACGGGGCCATTGAGGGGGCGCTGTCAACTGATACCGAAGTGAAGGTCGTCGCCGCTGGCAATCCGAACATTCCTGCCGGGTGGTTCCATAAGGCATTCACGAAGCATCAAGGGCTCTGGAATTTGAGAACGGTATCTTATAATGATAGCCCGAAGGTTTCTAACAAGTGGGCGAATGAGATGATCGAGTCCTACGGGATGAGACACCCATGGGTTCAGGTCAAGGTCTTGGGCGAGTTCCCAGATCTCCTTGAGAACGGATTGTTCAGCTACGTGATGATCGATGCTGCGATGGAGCGCACTGTCTCGCGCCTCGGGAAGAGAAGCATAGGGATCGACGTGGCCAGGTTCGGCGACAACAACACCGTGTTCACCTTTGTAGAAGATGGGCAAGTAGTTAACTATAAGCAGTACTCCGGGTTGCCCACTGATGAAACCGCACTTGAAGCTGAGTACGCGGTGAGAGAGTTCGATGCTGACTTCTGCGTGGTTGACTCAGAGGGGGTGGGCGCCGGGGTAACAGACGTTTTAGTCAAGTTGGTCAGAGACCATAAATGCAAGGTCATTGAATGGCATGGGAGCTTCTCGGCGAATGATGATGAGAAGTTCATCAACGCAAGATCCGAATCATTCTGGTTGTATCGTGACGCTCTGGTGAACGGTGACGTTGGTCTAATGCAGAGTGATAAGCTGGCAAGACAGGCGTCAGCAGTTCGCTACGGATTCGACACAAGAGGCAGGATCAAACTTGAGCGTAAAGAGAAAATCAAAGAGATGATAGGCGAGAGTCCTGACGAGCTTGACTCGTCATGTCTGGGCCTCGTCCCGTTCCTGTACAAAGACATGAGACTACCGATGAAAAAAGGAATGACTGCAGAGGATGTTGTTTTTTAGATAGTTGTGGTATAGGTTAGTGAGTATGAAGTTACCACTCCGTGCACGTATCGCCATAGCAATCAGTGAGTTCATGGGTAAGTCGGTAGGCGGATTCCAACTTGGCTATTCGAACGGAAGTGGATACTCAAGTAGTGTTGCCGGTAACATGCTCAGAGCTTATGCGAACATGCCGTGGCTCAGGGCTGCACTCGGTAAAGTTGCTGATGGAGTAGCGGCAGCACCATGGTTCATTGAAGTTGCTGTCAGGAATAGCAAGCCAGTCAGGATCTCTGCCATGGTGAACGGTACTCCTGAACACAGGAAAGCGCTCAAGAAGAAATTACGCAGCAAGACATGCAAGGCACCGATTGAAGTAGTAGAGATTCACGAGCATTTGTTGCTCGATGTTCTGGCGAATCCTAACCCTCTCATGCAGGGTCCTGCGCTCATGGCCCTTACCGCTCTGCACCTAGATCTTGTCGGTGAGGCTATGTGGTGGATCAGGTATGAGGATGTCGGTGGTGTAGGCATTCCTTCAGAGTTCTGGCCGGTACCACCAAGCTGGATTCTTGAGAGACCCAAGACTGTCAACGGTGTATTCAAACTTCAGCCAGGTACGAACGATGAGTTCCCTGAAGAGATCCCAATATCAGACATGATCTGGTTCAGGCAACCTGACCCGGCAGACCCTTACACAAAGACAGTCGGTACCGCTGGCCCATTGAGAGATGAACTTGAGTCTGATGAGTACGCCGCTAAGCATATAAAATCATGGTTCCTCAACCGCGCGCAACCAGAAATCATCATCACTGGAACAGGGCTCGACCCGAAGGAAGCAGAACGTGCTGAAGAAAGATTCCTTGGAAAGTTCAGAGGCTACTGGAAAGCACACAGGCCATGGTTCATTGGACAAGAAGCGAAGGTCATTGAACTCAGTGGAAAGTTCACAGATATGCAGCTCATCGATCTGCGTAAGTGGCAGCGAGATATCGTTCTCCAGTCTGTTGGCATCCCACCGGAAATACTTGGGGTTCTTGAGTCGTCCAATAGAGCAACGATCGACACTGCAGCTTTCATTCATGCAAAGTGGGTTCTCACTCCACGACTTGAAATAATCAGGTCAACACTTCAGACTCAAGTAGTCCCGATGTATGACGACAGGATCAGTCTTGAGTACTCGTCACCAGTTGAGGAAGACAGAGAGTTTGCGCTGAGTGTCCGCAAGTCGTTCCCGTGGGCGTATACGCTAGATGAATTGAGAGAGGTTACCGGAGATCCGCCACTTGAAAATGGACAGGGACAGATCGTTATGATCCCTGCCAGTTTTGTTCCGACACTGGTTAGCGAACTTGATCAATTTGAGTCTCCGTACACTGCTCAGAATGGCAGAGAGATTGATCAGGATGCTGACAAAATGTTACTCGGTAAAGGCATGGAGAATTCTAGCTTGCCATCATAGTGCTATAGTGTGGTACGGTGATAGGAGTTGTTATGAGCTTACGAAAGATTCTTGAACTGGCCGAATACGCAGACAAGGAAAAGCATGCTGTCGGTGAACTTGCGCGTTCCACTCTTGATGCGGCGGCTGACGTTGTTGTTATCAACAAAGATGATGGGACATTCTGTTCAGCGAAAGTCACAGATCCTGACGAGTTGTTAGAGGGTGGATTCCTGCGGCACATTGCGTCTGATGAGACTCTTGACCGCCAAGGCGACATCGTGTCTGCCAAGGGGTGGGAGCTGGATAACTATCTGAAAAATCCTGTCATCCTCTGGGCTCACAGTCATTCTCAGCCCCCGGTTGGCAAGTGTGTTGAGATCGGAGTCAACCGCAAAAAACTGATCGGGATTGGCGAATATCCGTCCGCGAGCATGTATGAATTCGGGAACACCGCTTTCAGGCTTGCGGCCCTCGGGTACATGCGGGCAGTCAGTGTTGGTTTCATGCCGACGAAGTTCGAGTTGCTCGACGAAGAGGACCCCTGGGGCGGCGTAAGGGTGCTTGAACAGGAGCTTTGGGAATACAGCGTAGTCCCGGTCCCGGCGAATCCGAACGCGCTTACACTGGCCGCAAAGGGCGTCATTGGGTATGACGTTGTGAGGAGATGGGCAGAAGAAGTTCTTGACACGCGCGAACCTGAACCGGTTCCGCTCGTGACTTTTGGCGAAGTCATCAGGACTGCCGTGCAACCGACGGAAAAGTTTTTGGATGCGTTCAAGGAATTGGCCGGTCATCCACTGACATTGAATATCAGCTTCCCCGAATCAACTGATGAGGAGGCTGAAGAATCAGCTCCTATCGTTGAGGAGGATGAAGACATGCGAGATGGAAGAGACGGAAAAGAGAAAGAAGTTTTCCTCGGTGACACCAGGTGTCATGAAGAGGAGACTGGAATCGGAATCAGAATCGTAGACCAGAATGATCCGGTCATTTTTGCAATAGTCGATGAGCCGACTTTTGACGTAGACCAAGTGGCGATGCAGCAGATGATTGCCGACTCGCTGAATCGTCACAGGGGCAGACTGATCGACACTGACTTCATGGAGGACAACTAATGGAAATGACACAGGCCCAATTCGATGCAGCGATTGAGAAGGCAGTGATGGTGCAGTTGGCAGCTGCGGCCCCTGCCCCGGTCGATCCTGTCGTGCCTACTGGTACGCCGGTCGAATCAATCGTGCCAAAACAGGCGAGTGCTGATCTCGCGAAATTGAATCATGCAGAGGTGTTGCTCGCAGTCGGCAAGACCATGCGTGCACTGATGGCAGGAAAGGGTGACCCGCGTCAGGCGATGGTTCACGCCAAGGAAGTTTGGGGTGTCAGCTCTGATGACGTTGTGAACAAGATGCTCATTGCTGGTACTGATGCCAGTGGTGGTTTTCTGGTTCCCGAAGTTGTCAGTTCGATCTTCATGGGTCTGTTGCTGCCGTTCGCTGTGGTGCGTTCCTTAAACCCAGTTGTGATACCGATGCCTGCTGGCAATCTCACACTGAACGGAGGTCTCACCGGACCTACCGCTTCGTACATCGGGGAAGCTGATGCTATCCCGGCATCCACCGCGACGTTCCGCAGGCTCGCTCTGTCGGCGAAAAAGCTTGTTGGACTCGTTCCTTTCTCGAACGATCTGCTTCGCTTCAACAGTCCTGCGGTTGACAAGATTGTTGCGAACTGGCTTTTCAAAGCCCTGGCGAACAGGGAAGATCTTGCGTTCATTCGTGGCGACGGTATCGCTGATACCCCCGTCGGTTTCAAAAACATGCCTGGCATCTACAGTGCAGCGATGACCGGAACCCCGACCTACATCACTGTTGCGAAAGATTTCGCCTTGATGAAACTCAACATGGACGAAGCGAACCTTCCTGAGAACAACCTCGGTTGGATGTTTGCTCCGCGCATCGAGATGTACCTCAAGAATCTTCTCAACGCTGTGACCGGCCAATTTGTCTACAGAGATGAAATGGGCGCCGGAAGGTTGCTTGGATGGCCCTACAGGACCACCACGCAGATTCCGATCACCCTCGGTGGTGGTACCGAGACCGAGATCTATCTCGTCAACTTCGGCGATGTCATCATTGGTGACACGCTGGCTATCGCGATGAGCATGAGTTCCGAGGCGTCATACGTTGACACTTCTGCGGTGACTCGCTCTGCATTCCAGAATGACTTGACACTGCTTCGCGCGATTGCCCAGCATGACATCGCGGCTCAGTACGACGAATCCGTTTCCCTGCTCACTGGCGTTACTTGGGCTCCGTAAACTTTTGGGGAGGGCGGGGGCTACAGGTGCGCACGCCTCTCTGTCCTCCCCTCCACTTTTGGAGGGCATATGGCTAAACTGGAAAACGGACTCATTCAAGTCAGAATGGTCAGAAGCGCCGGGTTGTTCAACGCGAATGAAGTCGTGTGCTTCACTGAAAAGCAACTCGAAATTATCAACAAAGATGTCTACTCGCTTGATATTGAGGGGTCAGAGGACAAGAAAAAGTCAGCTGCACTTCGCAAGGCTGTCGCCAAGAGTAAAGCCAAGGTGACAAGAGCGAAGAAGACTAACGATGACGCCCAGAAAAGCAAGAGGGGCTGATTCAATTGACTCATGTCAATAAAGGAGATGTGAAATGAAAAGAGATCAGCTCAGTCGCATGGCATTCGGAACCCCGGTTATTGCTGCACTTGTGTCAACCACACCAGAGGTGATGACCATTCCGATTCCTGCACGCCCGCAGGATAGCGGGTTCATTCTTGTGACCTTCACTGACATCGGCACCGGTAACGTCGTGCTGAGTGCTATTGGGTTGTCGCTTGGCGCAGAGACTTTGTCGTATGACAATATCACTGTTGCGTGTGGTACCTATGTGACTCCGTCGATCCTCCTGCCGTTCAGCCCGACGAAGCATGGTCTGTTCTCCGGACCTACCGTCACGCTCACATTCACACCTACCGGCACCCTTGGCAGTACCTTGCCTGGTTGTACCGCGCAGGTTGTTGAATTTCCGCTTGATGGCGACATGCCGCCTGCGGCCGCCCTCGGTGTCTACCTTGGAGCCGTTTCGTAAGTAACTGGAGTTGCCATGCTTGTAGTCACAACACCTGCGTCGAGTCTGTTTCTTACCACACGCGAGAAAGTTCTCAGCGAGTGGGTTGGTAAAGTTCCAGATGATGACATTGTTGACTTGGCGATCTCGGCAGCTTCCAGAACAATTTCAACCTGGTGCCGAAGGGAGTTCGTACAGCAGGTGTACACAGAACGCCTTGAGGCACCTGAACGTCGCAGGCTGGTCCTGCAAGAGTCCCCGGTTCTCGATTCGCCCGTCCCGGTCGTCACTGCGGACGGGGAGTCGGTTACCGCATTTGACGTTTACGTTGACACTGGAATCCTCTACCGGAATGACGGTGCCACATGGACTGGCCCGGTATCGTATGGTGGACCCATGGGGGCCTCTCTAATGGCCTTTGACCGCGAGTTGACCCTCTTGGTCGTCTACACCGCCGGATGGATTACACGCGAGATGGACCCTGCCACAATGGATTTACCGGGTGACATCGAAGACTCCGCGATCTATTTTGCGATCCAGCTGATCAAGTCGACCCAGGGAAAACCGGTTGGTGATTCCAAGGGCGTGAGGATTGGCGAGTTCAGTGTTGACTTCCCGGCGGCTGACTCGATGACCGGGTCCGGGTCCGGGTACTGGGCCGAGTCAATCGGAGATCCAGCTCTCACCAGTATGCCACTCAGGATACGACGCGCGCTTCTGCCATACCGCAGATGGCTGTGAGAATCAGTCATGAGGGGTACCCTAGAAGCGTACATGCCACACGAGATAGTTTTGTACAAGGCGAGACCTCGTAGGGGCAACTTGAGTTCCGGCTACACCAGGCTCGGAACTGCAATGGCGCGATTCGAATACGTCAGAGATATCGTGACAAACCAGGATGGGGTTGACGTTCTTGTCAATCGTATATGCGTTTTCTTTTTCAATGACCTCAGAGTTGAGTCGGGCGATTATCTGTCTCTCCCCAGAGATGAAGAGGTGCGAGAGATAATCAGTTTTGGCGAACAGGTTTTTGAAGATGATGATGACCACTATGCCAAAGTGAAGGTTGGTGCCTAATGCCAACTGAAGTTTGGTACCGCGGTAACGGGGTGAACATCAGGTACGTTGGCGTGAAGCTTTCTACCATTGCCAAGCGCGGTGACATTGTCGCCAAGAATGCAGTTACCGCTACGTCACATTGGGTGATGCTCAGGGCGAGGGGTCTCGTTCCATTCAAGACTGGGCGGCTCATGGCAAGTGGTAGGGTCAGGGGATCTAGCCAGGGCTCGAGTCTCGTACCATCAGTCCACAAAGGTAGAAATATCTCAACCGTCACATTCGGTAATGCCAGCGTCCAGTACGCGGTATTGCAGCATCAAGGTGATTTTTCCCATCCGCACGGCAGGATCAGGCTATACCTCAAAGTCGCCCTTGATGAGGCGAACGCTAATAATATCCTCGGCAAAGCACTTGAAGGTGGGATGAAAACCATCCACGCAGAGTACGCCGATCTGAAACAGATGATGATTCCACAATGAGTATTTACACTGATATGTCCGTTTGGCTGAAGCACCTACCTTGGTTTGAGGATCAGGTCATCTATGAAGATGGGTTGCCTGATGGCCCAGATGACGCTGTTGGGTTCAGTGTGTTCGGTGGGTACTTTGAGAGAATACATTCGGTTACCCATCCAGCATGGACGGTGTATGGAGTTGAGTTCAGGGTCAGGTCGGATAAGCCAGATGTGTGCCTTGACCGCTGCGAAGCGATCATGAACAAGTTTGATGGCGTGACGAACTTCAGTATTAACGGGACAGTTTACCGCGAGATCTTCATAACAAGTCCACCCAAAGTAGTTGCTAGAGATCCTGGTGGGCAAGTGACCTATTCAGTTGGATTCACAGTTACAAGGAGGGGGATGGTATGAAGTATGAGAAGAAGCCTAAGAAGGCTGCGAGCAGTTTCGCGCCAAAGAAACGCAAGAAGAAGTTGGTCACAAAACCAGTCAAGGTCACTGAGGATGAACTTCCTGAGATCACAGAGAAAGTCTCAGAGAAAGTTCCAGCTAAAGAGCCGGTTGAACCTGAACATGTAGGGTTCGAGGTGGTTGGAAAGTGGAGTGGGCTCGATCAGTGCCAGTGCAACTTCTGTGGCGAAGTGCTAATTGGAATTGCAAGAATGAGCAAACATGTTTACAGTGAACATTTGCAGACTGTGCCGGTGCGGTTCGTTGAAGCTAAGAGTCTAATTCTTGACTCGCACGGCAAGGAAATATCCAAAATGGTTATCGAACCAATAACAGAGGAGCAAGACAATGGCTGAGATTACTGCACTCGAACCCGGCAACGCATATGATGGTGGAATTACTGACCAAGTGTTCAGTAGCATCGTCGCTTCATCAACTGTGAGACTGACTGGAAGAGAAATCTTCATCTTCAAAACTGATGATGATCTCACCGGCACAGTCGTGATCTCTTCTGTTGCGTCAAGCAAGACGAAGCGTACAGGCGACATCTCGCTGGTCATCGCTTCTGGTGCTGGCAAACATGCAATTTGGGATTCTGTCAAAGATGGGTTCCTCGATGGCGCTACCGGAATGATCACTATTGATGCTCTCGCGAACGGTGAAATGATGGTGATTCGGCCTCAGAGCTGAGTCTGAACTTGAATGAATTACAGAACAAAGGAGTAAATTATGGCTACATCTGAGGCACTTTCATCTTTCGGAACCATCCTCCAGATTGGGGACGGTGCTACACCGGAAGTATTCACCGGCATCGCTGAAGTTCGTGACATCGACGGCCCAGGCTTGACGCTTGGCACTGTTGAGGTTACTCACCACTTGTCGCCTAATGCTTACAAAGAGTATCAGGCGACCCTCAAGGATCTTGAGGACATCTCGTTTGAGCTTGGCTTCATCCCGACTGAGGCTACTCATGATCTGACTACTGGCCTGATGGCTAAGTTGGATGACCGCACGAGGACCAATTTCAGAATGGTCTTCACTGACAGCACCACTACGTGGGGTCTTACTGGGTTTGTAACCTCGTTCAAGATCACTGCCCAGCTCGAGAACGTCTACCTTGCTAATTGCTCAATCAAATTGACCGGTGGTATCACCGTAATCTAAGGTTCCGATCTTTCAACTGAATGCTGACTGGAGGGAATACAGCATGAACATTAATTCTTCTTTTAACTTCGAACTCGGTGGTACGCCACGGACTCTGAAAATTGACATGAACATGCTCTGCGAGGTTGAAGAACTTCTCAATGAGCGGTTGATGCAGAATGAAGAGTTCTGGGGCGACATGAGTTTCATCAAACTTCGCGGACTGGCATGGGCGATGCTTTACGCTGAAACACCCAGGCCGAGCGTGATAACTGTTGGCGACTGGCTCTCCAAGGTTAGCCTTGAGGAATTCACGGCTGCCTTCATGGAGACGTTCACCAAGGACTTCGCGAAGGAAGACACTCCTTCTGCCGCTGGTAAGAAGAAGAAAGTTGCGGACCCTACGAAGGGCTAACTCATCGCGTCCGGTGGTTACGAATGTTAGCTACCGGGCGCTATTCTTTCCGTCTTTCTTGCGAGGAGTTTTGGAAAATGAGCCCTGGCATGTGGTATGAGTTGAACCTTGCAAGGTTGCGAGAGATCCAGATTGCCGACGCAATGCAGGCTAGGATCACCAATATGATAGCTTCGTCAATCCCAACCAAACAAAGGAAGACGCACAAGGAAGAGAACTTCAGGTTCTTTCCTATCAAGAAGGCGAAGCCAATGTCGCTGATGGATAAGTTCAAGAAGATTGTCGAGACCGTGAATAGCGTTATGAAGTAAGATCAATGTCGGTGGGCGGGGGTAGTTTGAGGTGAACAGTCATGGCTAATCAAAGTGCAGGAAACATTTATGTTACGCTTTCAGCCATAACGAGTAACTTCACGCGTGGCATGTATGCCGCCAATAGAACCATGACGCTCATGCACAGGAGCGCAGGGTTACTTGGACCGGCGATCAGTATTGGGTTGGGTCTGGCGTTCGCAGTTGCTGCCAAGGCCGCATCGAACATGGCTGGCGACTTTGAGGAAGCGTTTGACAAAGTCGTTGGTCTTGTCGGTATGGGCAGGAAGCAGGTCAAGGGCTGGCGCAAAGACATCATTGCCCTCGGCGGCGACACTGCCAAGAGTC